TGATGGCCTAACATCTACATGGAACTTAATCCTTTAATCGTTTTTCAATATTAGAGTATATTTCCATACCCTCATCTGTTTTGAAGAAAGCCGCTAATGCAGAATATGGATGTTCATCAAAAGGAACAGTCATAACTTTTCTTCCATTGCTACCCCAAGTGAAGTTTCTTTGATCTTGTGATAGTTTAACTATACCAGCTTCTACGGCTTTAATACCAAAGTTTCTTAATTGAACATTATCATCAGAGACTAATTCTAAGAACAATCCTGGGTTTGATCTAGCAAATAGTAATAAATCTCTTTTAAGCTCCTTAGAACTCATCTTAGATACCTCAGATCCAATTTCTACACGCATCACTGCTTCTGCAACATCTATGTCTAGATTTTTTGCTGCATTTAAAGCATCGATTTGTGCTTCTAGATTAACTAATTGATCTTGAGCTATCTGAGCAGGTATATGTTCTTGATACAAGTTGTTTAACTTTGGATGATAAATTGAAAGTAATTTTTGTAACACTGTTTTTTCTTTAGGAACAAATAATCCTCCATTTTCAAAAACAACTCTACCTAGTATTTGATCACCTTTCATCTCATCTACAAAAACTGTTTTTTGATTTGTAGTGTATTTTAATTCTCTCTCATATCCTTTTTCTTCATCAAACCAGTATATACCGCTTGTTTTTATTGAATAAGTGAGTGGACGTAGTTCATCTTTTAATGTGTACATCCTGTCTTTTATAATCCAGTCGTTTTTCTTTTCAACAACTGGTCTTTCCATTGTTGTTGTTGACACTGTTTCTTCAACAATATCTACTTTTTTTTGTTTTTTTGCCATGATATAATATAATATAATATAATATAATAAGTGTAAAAATTACCCCCATCTATAAGACGAGGGTAATTATTAAATAAATGTATTAACCTTTGATTAACATGAAGTTATTAGCTCCTTGAGTAACTAAACATCTTTCAGAAAGGTAATGTACTTCCATTACATCTTTTCCAGAAGTTTGTGCCCCAACAGAACCAGTAACCCAAGTCTTCATTTTACGATCATCAGTTTCAGAAGATCTGTAACGAACATGCAAGAAAGGACGAGTTAAGTTCTTTCCTAATTGCTCATCATAAACAGATGAAACACCGGCAGGAACAATAACTCCTCTTATAGCATTCGTATTAGAAGTGTTAATAAATCCTCTTGTTCCTTGATCATTTAAGTATTTCCAGTCAGACTTATAAAAATCATAAGATCCTCTTCGAAAACCTGAAAAACCAAGATTCAAAGCCATATCTTCGCTATTGCTAAATACTCCATAAGAACTACCAGTAGCATAAGCACTGTTAATACTTCCTAGCATGTCATCAATTTTAAGAGCTGTTGATCTATTTAAGAATAACATGTTCTCCTCAATTGCACCATTTTTATCAAATGTAGCTAGAATATTATCAAACTCAGTAAAGTTAGTAGCAGGAGTTGTAGAATCAAGACCATCTGTTACATGACCACGAGCTGTAATAGCAGCAAATAATCCTTCACTACCAAATTCCTCATCAGCACCGTTAATAGATCCATCTGCAGTAGAGCTTCCTTTAACTCCTTTTACAGATTCCATCATTGACATTTCCAAGTAATCAGCAAATCTTGCTCGAGTGTCTCCTTCAGCTTTCAAATACCATAAGTATCCTGATTGTCCTTCTTCTCCAGTAACTTCCACCCAGCCAACAGCTGAAGTATCAGATCCAGAAACTTCGTAATAATCTTTCAAGATAATATGCTTGTTAGTTTGAGTTTTGAACTGAGGAGCGTTAGCAGCATCTCTACCAGGTTTTCCTTTTCCAAACTCAGAACCATAAACTAATATTGAATATGCACCTGCACCTGCACTATCTGAAAAAGCAAAGAATTGAGTTGTATAAGAAAGAATAGTAACAGAAGCACCACTTACAGCTGAAACATAACCGTTAAACTGCTTATTTTGACCTGCAGCTGCTACAAGAACTTGATCTCCTACTCTTATTCCATGCTCTGATCCAATGGAGTTACCATCTACATCATTTACAATAGTCCAAACATTAGCATCCTCAGCAGTTTCATTAGTAGCTGTGTAAGCTAAATGTAATCTACCCTGCTCAGACCAAACTACTTGATCAGACTGTGAAGCTTCTTCTGCTCCAACTTGAGATAAAAAACCTGAAATTGACCTATTTCCATAAATTTCAGCTTCTTTTTCCATTAAATCAGGTAGGTACTGTTGTGCCCAACCTTTAGTTGCACTTGCTGTAAAGTCAATGTAATTGCCAGACAGCAGTTGTTTAGCTGGTGCCGCATCGGGTCCAGCTGCGCTTGTTATTGCCATAATTGTTTTGTTTTATTTTTTAATTTTAAATTTTAATTTTGAAGAATCATCACCTAAAACCTTAAACTTAAATCCATCATCATTAGTAGAACCAGAAAGACCTTGTCTTGGGTTCATGTCTATATTCTTAGACTTTGAGATACTTTCTTTTAAAGCATCTGCTTTACCTTGCTGATAGAAATGACTTGCGATAGCGTCGGGATTCATTGCTGTAAACATTGATTTATGATAACCTTTAGCATCTGATATTTCGTTGTTTTCATTTAGAAACCTTCCAATGAAATTAGTAATATCACTTTGATTACTTTTAACTTTGTCTACTTCTTTGATATTATATCTGTATTTTTTATCTCCAACATCATATTCAAAACCTTTGAAATTGTTAGAAAAAACTTCGTTAGTTCTTTTATTAAATACTGATTTTTGTCTTTCAGCTATCTTGTTTTTTTGCTCAGACTCTTTATTGTAACGATTAAAAAAATCAATTGCTTTTTTTTGCTCAGGCGCTAACTTAGAACCCATTTTGATCTCTTCATAATATTTAGACTTTTGCCCGTCTAAGTGGACTCTAGCATTAGCAACTTGCTCTTTAAATGCTAGTTTTTTTCTTTTAACCTCTCTTTCATCATCTAATTCTTCATCATAAAGAAAAGTATCTTCAATTAAAAAATTGATTTCATCATTTGATAAATGAGGTTTTGTTTGTTTATAGTAATCCAATAATAACGAATTATCATCAATCTTACTGTAATCTTGATTTAGTCTAACATAATCTTCTAGACTTCCTCCAGTTTCATCCATAAAGTCAACCACCTTTTGTATATTTTCAGGTAAATCAACTCCTGTTTCTTTTTGTTCTTCTACAGCTTCTTTAACTTCTTCAGTTAAATCTTCTGTTTTTTCTTGAACTTCTTCTTCAGTTACCTCCTCGAGAATGCTGTCTTGCTCATCCTTGGAAACTTGTTCTTTATTTTCTTCTGGGATTGAATCTTTGGTTGTGGTGTCTTCGACCACTGGCTGTTCTTGTGATATTGGTTGTTCATCTTGTTTTTCTTCTTCTTTAGTAATCACCTCTTCTTGAGATTTATTAACTTCTCTAAGATCTATTTTAACAACTTCATCTTTTTGTTGTTTCATAGAAGGTTTTTTCTTAACCTTAAATTCAGGTTCTTTTTTAACTGATTCTTTTTTAACTTCTACTTTTTCTTGTTTGTTTTCAGTTGTAGCTTCTACAACCTCTTCTAATTGTTCTTTTTTCTTAGCCATAATATAATATAATAAAAAAATTAAAAATAATTACCTAGGTTCAAATGAACCTAAGTTAAAACCACCCATTGTATCATTACCTGCAGATTCAAAGTTTTTAGGTGGTTTTTCGTTTTTTCTTTGATCAATCAATTCAGATTGTTGACTTGCTTGTATTTTAGTTCTTTGATCTTTACGATCTTCTTTTTCTTTTTCTTTGCCTTTAACGGCTTGAACTTCCATCTGCTTCAATTGCATGTTCATTTGAAACTCAAGTTGCATTAACTCTTTTTTAGCAGCTACTTCTTGTTGCATTTTTTGTGATTCTAGCTGTGCTTTAAGTTGTTCTAATTGACTATCAACTTGAACTAAAGCTTGTTGTTTTTGAACTTCTGATTCTGCAGCTGCTTGTTGTTGTTGAGCATTAGCCTGAGCTTGAGCCTGTATATTCTGTTGTGATATTTCTTGATCTTTCTTTTGTTTTTTCTGTCTTCTTAACTTAAGTAATTGATTTGCTAACTTAATGCTATTTATTTCTCTTAAATCTATAGCATCTTCTAAATCAATGGTTTTTTGTTGAACAGCTACTTGAATATTATTTTCAAGCATTTGTTTTTCCTCTTCATCTGGTTTTAATTCTATAAATATACCAAAATCATGAATATGTAAATTAGCCATCTCCTCTAGTGTTGCCACATTATGAACACCTATACTTTGTATAAAAGCATCTCTTGTAGGAGAATACTCTATTATATCTGATATTCTCAAAGATAGACACTCTGCTAACTGTGAAGTTAAATCAACACCACCTTGAAGTATATGTCTTGTTGCAGTGTTTGAGTTTGCAGCAGCTAATTTCTGTACACCAACCAACGCTTTAGGATCAGGTGTGCTACCATCTCTTGCTTCGTTTAATCCAGTTACATCTCTTATCATTTGTAAATAATAATTGTATGTCTGAATAAGTGTTTGCATTTTTTGACCACCACTACCACTAGATATTTCTTGAATAGGTACTTTACCTGGGTTCATATCACCATCAGAAGTGAGTGATCTACCTATAATACTACCAGTTTGGAAGAACATGTTAAGAGCTTCTTGCGGATTATAGTTTGTACCATTACCAAGATCAACTTCAGCTATACCATCAGCATCTAAGTACACGCCATCAGGTATCATTCTAGACATTACTTGCTGCAGTTTCAAATGAGTTAACTGAATCATATCAGCAAATCCAGTTATTCTACTAACTAAAGATTCTACTCTACCATTATATATTCTAGGGGCTACGATACTATAATTCATTTTAACTTTAGTGTTATCGCTTTTTGGCCTCATCATATTTTTAGCCATCTCCCACTTTAATAATTTTTTAGTACCTACTATTAATGCACCTTCATATAATACCTCTAGTGATCTAGATACTTTTTCAAAATTTTCATCCAATATTTCTACAGGCGGATTAAAAGTATCATCTTTTATTATGATTTTACTAGCACCAGATGCCGTAGACTTTATTTTATATACTTCATTCATATAAGTTTTATAATTAAAATATAAAACTTCTATTTGATTAGAATCAGAGTTATTGTTACTCAAATTCGTTCTACTATATCCTCGTTTTTTAGAACTTGGTTGATTTGTTATTTCTTCTAAATCTTCAGTAGTTAATTCAGGAAATTGTTTTTTTAATTCATTAATAGGTATTGTCTTAACCTCACCAACATAATATATGTCTTCAAAATCTGGTGATTCAGTGTATGAATAAACTAAATTAGCTGGATCTACATATTCTATTTTAACACCTTCTGATTTAGAAAATGTATTTTTAACAGCACCTATACCTATAACGGTTAAATCATAATTGACTCTTTTTCTTATTGAATCATATTTATTTTGATTAAGCAGTACATTAATAGCTTGTTCCTCAGCTAACTCAACATTTTGTTTGTACGATAGTTGCATGTGAAGTTCTAACTCTTCCTTAGAATCAGGTAGTTCTTCTTTTGGTGTTGCTGAAAGATTTAAGTTAAAGTTTTCTCTAAAAAAATCATCAAAGTTTTTTAACCTCATATCAGCTAATACGCCTTCCATATACTCAGTTCTTTTACTAACACCGTAAGGATCTTGAGAATAAGCTTTTATATCAAATGTTCTTTCAGATATACCATTAACAACTATATCAACAAATTTAGGTATAATAGGTACTGGTTTCCAGTCTAAATTAAGATAAGATAAATCACCATTTATAGATAACTCATCTTTGTATTTTTGTATAGATTGTTCTCCTCTAGCATAGAGTCTAAGTCTATGATAACTTGTTTCGTTGCTTTTGAATCTATTAGCTCCAGATTCAGTATCTAACCATTCAGCTTCTATAGCTTGGCCTACTTTTAGACCATACTCCATACTTACTTTTTCTAAATCGCTAACTACTTGACTAGGAAATAAATCCTTACTAATTGAATGAGCCATATTTTTATTTTATTATTATTGATGAGCTTCCTTCGTTTTGATACTTTGAGAAACTAATATTTATATTTTGTTTTTCTTTTTTAACATTAGGTGCATATAAATTTCTATTACAAGCCA